CGGACAGGAAGCCCGCTTGATGCTTTGGAGACGGAGATTGCCGCAAACCAGCGGCCGGCTTTGGAACACAAGCAAGCGGAACCAGAGGCTAAAAAGTCCAGCAAGTAGCGGCAAGCCGCGCCGGAGACAAGCCGCCATGCGTTCGCATGGCGGCTTTTGTTTGTCTGCGCTATTGCCCGGCTGTAGGCGTCACAATGGCGCTAGGCGAAGCGCCAGCGTTTAGCAGCGCGGTAAGCGCCGCTAGACAGTTTGGGTCTTTCACGGCCCCTACTGCCACGGATAGGGCTTTACCCTGGATAGCGGCAAGATCGCTAGCGCAGACCACGGCATCGACGATAGCGGTTGTTGTGGCTTGGTTTTGCGTGGTGTTAGAGCAAGCCGAGAGGCTGGCGACTGCCAAGGTAAAAGTGGCGACAATATTTTTCATGGAGCACCTTATCGCGTTTTGATATTGGGATGGAGTGCTGCGAGGCTATCCAGCATGGCGACAACTGCGCCGGCAATGTCAACAATGCTGTTAATTTCGTTAGACGGCGCAAGGCTGTTTACGCTAGTTGTGACAAGATCACAAATGGGAGCATATAGCGCAGATTTTTTGAATGCTTGCCAATCATCGCTAACTGTCGCAGCAAAATTGATTGCGGAGGTAGCAACGGCGTTCAACGTGGTTTTGATATCATTCATTTGTTTTCGCTCCATTGTTTGCCATAAGCATTCTCGCTTTGTATTCGCTTTCGGCATCCTGATAACCGATAACATATACAAGGCGAAAACAAATCTGCGCGGCAAAATAAATTGTCGCGCATACCGCAGTAAACAAAATCGCTTGATAAATAAGTGGCTTGTTTAGCGTAATATAATCAACATTTAGTGTCACGTGTGCGATCCTTTGGACAACATGAAAATACCTAAACCAATAACTACAATGCCTAGCAACACAATACTAAATTGCGTTGCGAGTGCAAATAGTCCAGAAACTAAACCGCCAAGAATGCCCGACGTTGTGCTACCGGAGGACTGGCCGGTTGCTGCTTGCTCGTTACCCGCATCGGCGGCGGTTGCNGCATTTAGAATATTTTGCTGTTGATTGTTGCCGGCGTAGGGCAATTGCCCGGCCGGAGGATCATTATAATGCGTGACAGCTGCAATCCATGATCCAAAATAGTTATACAATCCTGACAAATAAGCGGCAGCAAAATTCAAATTTGTTTGAGGGTTTTGTAATGCAATTGCCGCATCCGTTGTATTATTTGCGAGCGATGGCACGCCATACCCTGGCGCAACAGCGGTTGACGGTAGAACCTGTCCAAGTCCAATTGCTCCAGTAGAAGAAACTTCGGACGGGTTAAAGCTACTTTCACCTTGAATAATAGCAGTGAATAAATCCTGCGGAACGCCATATGTATTTGCAGCGTTAATCGCCTCTTGCAGCAGCGTAGCAGGGTCATTTGATCCGACATATTCCGACATTTTGCAATCCTTTAGAAACCGTAAGGCAATCCGCCGAGCGATGTTGTCTTAGCCAATTCCTGTTTTGCTTGTTGAATTTGTTTTGGTGTGGCGTATCCGGTAAATGTTACTCCGCCCGATCCGAAATTGCCATACACAAGCTGCGGCGCTTGTTCGATGGTCACGTTAGAGACTGGCGCAGGGAGGGCCGCAATTGGCGCTACTCCAGGCGTAGGATAGCTAGTAACCGGATATGTCGTGTAGGGATTGGCATTTGCTGCGCCGCAGCCGCAGGATGATGCGCCATTACCGTTTGAAATTTGGTTAGCGATAGCAGTCAAAACCGGATTAGATACGGTTTGATTTGCCGGACTGTTAGCAGTCAAATAATTAGGAAACGTCAATCCCTGCGACGAAATGCTAGGCAATACGAATGACGTTGCCGAATTATTCTGTTCACTGGCGAGCGCGGCCTGGATGGCGCTTTCTTCTGTAGCATCCGATTGCGAGGCGGTATTTGCGGGCTGCTTGAAGTAATACCAGATAGCGCCAGCCAACAAAACGCCAGCGCCAATAACAGTTTTTGTTGCGGCGTTCATTTTAGCCTCGCTTAAAAAAATGCCGACGCCAAGCCGGCAATACCGCCTAGCACTGCGCTAGTAGAGTTTCCGCCGCTGGATTTTGCAATAGATGCTGCCGCATTGGTTTGCGCAATAACCGCTTGCGTTTGGTCATTGGCAATTTGTGCTTCAACATTGCCTAGCGTGGCGGTATTGGCAACGCTGGCATTGTTTACGATTTGTGTTTGCGCGACTTGAGCGGCAATTTGCGCTTGCGCTGTAGCGCCAGAAGTAGAAATGCCAGCGAGCGAAATATTTTGCTGGGCCGACGTTTGATCTACGCCCAATTCATACGCAAGCGCAGCTTGTGTATCTGCGGAATTTGCTTGCGTTGTAGTTTGCAAATTTGCGGTGCCGGCCTGCAATTGTGCGAGTGCTACTTGCGTAGATGCTTGCGTATTGATCGCAGCTAGTTGCGCGTTGTATTGATTAACTTGCGCGGCGGCTTGTGCTTGTATTTGTTGCTGCTGTTCCGATGCCTGCAATTCGGCATCTAGGATTGAAGCGTCGGCACTACTAGAAGATGCTGCGGTGCTACTATTTCCGCCTCCCCCAATAACCAAATATAGCGCCAGCGCGGCAACAATGCCAATGCCTGCGGCTTGAACCGGATGCGCTTTGACGTAAGCAATAGGGGCAAAAGCCATTATCCGTTTCCTTGTTGTGGTGTGACAATAACAACGGGTTGCGGCGTTTCCGATGGGGAGGCTTGCGTAAACAATGGCGTTCCATAAATTTGCCCGCTTAACAAACCGCCAATACCTTGCACTCCAATTAGATGTGGAATATATGTCACGGGTTGCAAATTGAGCAATTGGAACCGATTAGCATTTCCTGGACCGATTGGCGTAAACTCCGGTAGCGCCAGAGTAAGAAACGCCAAATTTTCCGNGCCTGGACCGGGCAGCGGTTTGCGCGCATATTTATTACCGCCCAAAANCGCGGTAAATATTTGATGCCACGTGTTTTTAAGTGAACCGTTAGTATGTTGCATGACGTGACGCCTAGTTAAACATGGTTGGCGCTGAAAGCGAAGTAGCACCTCCGGTCACTGGCGAAACTGCCGCTCCGATATCTGATGCAAAGCCTTGCGTTGCGGCTTGGATGACTTGCGGCGTATTGGCTTGCTTACTGACCAAAACCGCAATGATCGCAATTCCGACAATCGCAAGGGCAACGCTAATAATACCTGACCACGCATCCGACATTTTATTTTCTCCATTATGCTAGGATGATACCATGCGGATTATTTGATCCGATNCCATCAAAAACTTGAACGCTATTTGTTGAAGCTGCGCCGGCTTGGACATACTCGGCGGCGGGCGCCGCGACAATGGGCGCTGAGGCAGGATAACCTGCGCCGGCTGATCCTGCTATGCCCGAGCCGTTCCCGATGGCGACTGCGGTTGTGCTAGGTGCGGCGCTGGAGGGCGTGCTAGGCGCGGCGCTGGAGGGCGTGCTAGGCGCGGCGCTTTGCGTGANAGCAGCTAGGATCGATCCTAGTGATGCTAGTTGCAATGCGGAGGTCTGCGCAGCCGCGGCGCTTGCTGCGGCGGAGTTTGCAGCGTTCTGCGCACGCGCCTTGGTCGCCAAATACGCCACGCCTACGCCAGCAATTGCTAGGACACCTATGGCTAGAGCGGTTTTGATGCGCCGGCTTATTTCCATGTCACGCCTACTAATTATGTGCCCGAGGAATAATTGCCGGCGGTAATTTGTTTTAGCGAAGTTTGGAATTGCGCAAAAAAGCCTTTATTGGCAATAAACAAAACCAAAATAACCAAAATCAAAAACGCATCGCTAATCTTTTTAAGCGGTTGAATATAGCCAATTGCGCCAATGACCAGAATTGCCAAAAACCAATAGACAAACGATTTTTGTCCAGTAAAATCCTTTTTAATTTGCGACGCAAATGCGCCAGCATTACCGCGCAATGCAGTAATTAGAATGAACGCGCCAACTATAATTAAAATGAATGGCATTTACATAGGCGATTGATAAGGGTCATACATTTGGTCATTGTATTGCGGCGTATTATTTTCAAACGGATTTAGCGAGTTCATCGCAATTGGATTGTTTGACGTTGCATTATTTGGGTTAGGTGGCGCATTGGCCGGCGATGTCGCGCTACCAATGGGTGTCTGCGAGTAGGGCACAGAAGTAGGCGCGGCGGTTTTTGTAGAAAAACCGCCTAGCAGGAACCCGGCATATGTGGGCAATTCGCCTCGCAGCGTAATATACACAACGTAGCCGAGTAGCAGCGCGCCAAAAATAATAGACGTTTGCGACATCTATTAGGGCAACACTTTGCCGATTAGATTAAGTTGCGGCATTTTACTGCCCAAATATGCGCCTACCAAAACCGCGATAATCAATCCCACAAGCCCATAAGACCAGTGCATTTTATTTTCCTCTTGGTTCAACTATTAAACTTCTGCGGCAATTTCATTAATCACTTTGGACCAAAGAAACGCCGCAATTGCCAAAATTCCGACGAATGCCAACCACATCAAAACCGATCCGTTCGCGTTAAATGGATGCGCGAACCACGTATTGATTTGGCTAGACAATCCGCCGGAATTTACTTCGCTCATGTGAGTTTTCCGCTGTTAGCTAATCGCCAATGCGCCAGCCTGCGCAATTAGATTGACTAGAGCAAAACTTTCGTAACCCATAAGCAATTTTGCGCCAGAGTTAACAGTATTTGCGTTCAAGATCAATTCCTGATTACCATATTGAATGGTAGAAATTGGCTTGTGACGATGGGAGAAGTAATAACTGGATAGCGGCAAATCGGTTTGCAGCATGTTTCGCGTCCAAAGAGCGGAAATGTTTGGATCAATTTTGAGGATATTAACATAATTGGCGGCTTGAATTGACCAATAATTGATGTCACCGCCGTTGTATAGAGTGCCACCATTATCGTAAATCGCAAAAGTAGAAAGAAAATCGCGGAAGTTAGCGTAAGGAACCGGATAATCTTGATTTGCGACCATACCAGTAAAGGCAGTATTATTGAGCAAATACACGGTAGAAATATCGTTAACTGGCAACACAATGCCCGATTTTGTTGTTGGCAATTGGTCAAGATAATTTTGATACACGTTATACGTAAACGAAGAAATGACGGCGTTTGCAGTGCCAGAATACATGGCGAGAGTCGCGTCGGCGCCTGCGGCAACCGTCGGGTTAGGGTTGATGGTCAATTGCAAATTGGCGGTTGCGTTAGTCACTCCCAGCCAAATTGCGCCGCGAAAATCCGTATCGCTATAAGCGAGCGGAATTTCATAGATGATATTTACCACTCCAGAGGAGGATCGCGGAATTGTAACCGGCGCTTGCACGACTGGAAACGAGGAACCAAAATGCACAGGACTGTCGCAAAGCATCGCGGCACCAAACGGCCTACCGCGTTTGACAGACGACAACGCAAACAAATGCCATCCGGCGGTTTGAATGCGAATATTGTTAGACAAGTCCGTAAAAGTTACTTGCTGCAAAATATTTGACGGTCCCCATTGGGTAATGGTCAAATCGTTTGATGCGTCATTGTTTACGATAGTAGCTTGAATTTCTACAAGAAACCGCTTGCAAAAACCAACAAGACGAGGAGTTACGTTAATGACGTTAGCAGTGTTGCCTGGATTGGTAATGGTGCCCGAGGCGACGGATTGCACCATATTCACGGACTGTGCCAGAATAGCAGATCGCGCTTGCGCGTTTTGCTGCATCAATTGCTGACCGGAATTTTGACCAGAGTTAGGCGTTACAGCGGAGGCGGGATTGATTGCCATTGTTGAAAGTCTCCATTACGGGACAAGTGAAGCAAGTTACGTCTGATCGGTTAACGCCAGTCTGTTATGCACTAACACAAATGTAAAAAGAGGTAGCAAGACCATAAAAAACACAACGAACCAATTAAGAGGGTGTTTAAGCAAAATAAAATTTATTGGAACCAAATCCATGTCGCTGCACCTTATTTTACAAACGCTCCGGCGGCGGTATTTGTATTGTCAGGCTGTTTTTTCACAAATGAACCGATGACAAGCCTGCCGGCAAAACCGACAACCGCCCATGCGAGCATGAACATAATAAATACAGTGATCCAATTTTTAATTGACCACGTAAGAATGTTATCCTGCATTTGTTCGGTTCCGTATCGTGTTACATGGTTCAGTTTACAAACTTTTGCGTATCATTCTAAGCCNGTGGCGGAAGCCGGTCAACAACGCATCGGCATCGGGCACAGGCTTCAGGATCACGGTTTGCGCCGCTTTCACGTCATAATAGAGAGAGTGATAAATCGGAATGCTTGCCGGGTTGTCAGGGTAAGGCATCCATTCTCTAATCGTCTTTTGATCTTGCGCATTGGTCAACGCAAAAACTTGGAAAAAATCGCTTTCGCTCCATACGAACCGCGAAATTAAAACAGGACGCTGTGTTAAAATAATCATAGGTATTTGTTTACTGCGCCCTTGCGTCAATAATGCGCGAAAGGAAGCAATATTTCCAACCATATAGCCTTCATCAAAATACAAGCCAGTTTTTTCTTGTGCCCATACTCGCCACAAAAATGCGTCTAATTCATCTTGTTCATGCGGCATTGGGCGCACAATATAAATGCCCGGCTTGGTTGGCGCTTTGGCAGTCAACTCTAATTCTTTTGTATAAGGTATGGAGTCAATTAACGCATCGCCTTTGAAATTTAGCACTATCCAGGGACGCGAAGTAAAATCGCGGTTTAACAAATGCCACACGGCAGCCTGCGTTTTGCCGCTGCCGGTCCGACCGACAACCGCAAGACGTTGTGTGTCATCAGGAAAATAAACGGTAGGCATTATTTTTTCTTAATGCGTTTAATGGCAATTTTTTTTCAGATAAATCAACCGTTTCATATTATACGCCAATTGTTTGCGAGTGGCGCGCTGCAATGGCGTTAGACGTTTGGGCATTGCATTTCTCCATTATCTTACAAACGGAAACGAAATTACACTTTCGCCATTGCCAGATTGCGCGGAAGGCTTTTCACTGGCACGTTTCTCCATAATAATTGTCGCAATGCGAGTGCCATAAATTTCACCGCACACTGTAACAGCGAAAGCAATGTCAACTTGTTTTTGCGAAACTGCCAAAGGATAATGCCTCCAAATGCGTTTAATCGCATCTTCTAATTTGTCGGCTTCCTTTACGTCAAGCTGCAACGCTGGCGTTTTAAGACCAATCGCCAGCATCGCGTGAATAGAGATTAGAATATCCTTTAGATCCAATCCTCTTAGAGAAGCCACCTTCTCTTTTGTGTCTTGCGTTCCGCCGGCTTTGTTTGCGGCGGGTTTTCTTCCACGTCTACCACTTCTATTGCCGGTTCCGGTATCGGTTCCGGTTCCGGAGGCGGCGGCTGCGACGGCGGCTGGATCGACAAAGCTCCAACCATCGTCTGAATTGATTGGATTATTCCCGTCAATTCCGACATTTGCTGTGCTAAGTTCCGTATCATCTGACATATTTCGTCATGCCTGCGGTTTATGTTGACGAATTGCTCGGCGGTTTCTTGCGGCGGGTTGATAGGTAAAGCGATAGGTTCAACCGCAATCGCAGGTTCAATGTTAGGTTCCGAAGTAATATTTTGAGAAATATCAGGGTTCGGAACATCTATTGTTATTTCCATTGCGCCCTCGCTAATAAATTGCTGGCGATTGATTAAATCGCCAGCAATGTTTCATTAGCCGGTTGGCAGCAATTCGCCAAACACATAAAGATCGGCGGTTGCCGCGGCACCTTGCGCGGTTGTGAGAGACAAATACAACGTGGTTGTGCCAGCGGCATAAACGACTTTGGGAGGATATGCCGAAAGTGTTAAAGTTTCAATTGTGCCGCTACCAGTGGCGTTTGTGTAAACTTGCGAAGATGCCACTAGCGCATTACCGCCTTTAGCAGTAGTCGGATAAATTCCGCCCGCGGCGGTTGTCAAAGAAATTGACGGATTGACACAAACGATATCAGTAATTTTGCACTTGGTTCCGCTACCAATATTCCAAGTAAATGCTTGGTCAGTTGTGGCGTTCATGTTTGCCGCAGTCAAATATGCGAGCGGCGCCATTCCGCCGGTTGGCAGCAGCGGTTGCCAAACCGCCGCGCCAGCCGTATTAGATGTGCAAATCCATGCCGATCCATTTGCAGTGTTAAACCAAATGGAACCTAGCGCCGCATTTGCGGTTGTGTCATCGGTTGCGAGTGGCGCGCGGGCTTCCTGAAAATTAGGAACCACGTTGCGCCGTCCGAAGTTATTAACACCAGTTGACATTGTATTTATCCTTTGTTACGGGTTAAAGTGCCGCAAAAACATTTGCCATCGCTTTGGTTTTACATACCGTGCAATCGCAATATTTGGCGGAACCATGCAAGCGGAAAATTCCGGCGCAACATGGTTAGGGTTGAAGCTACTCGTTTCCGCCGCAGACACGACTTGCGCCGTGTCCATTGGAATAACCGATGGGGCCGCTGTCGGCTTGTTCGGAATTGTCTGCGAATAACTCGCGAGGGACATTGCTAGTTTCCTTTTTTTGAAGCAATAAAAGAATTGTTCGGTTTGTAGAAGTCAATTCATCTAAATTTTGTTCCATTTGCGCTAACCGATTTTCAAAATCAGTTAGCTTTGTGTTAACGCCGTTTACAAATTGTGAAAGATACTGCACAAAATCTTGCGGATTAACGCCTAAACTTTTTATGACTGCATTTAGCAGCATATCCATACCGCTCGCCATTGTTTTGTTCCTATCCTGCTCGCGTGACCACGGCGCAATACCCCGGACAACCCGAGCCGCCCGCTCCGCCGGCAACGGTTCCGCCGCCGCCGCCCGCGCCACCTGCGCCATATGCTCCGCCACCAGATGGCGCACTGCCGCCCGCACCTCCCGTGCCATTATAATAGCCTCCGCCGCCGCCCGGCCCTGCGGTGGCAGGAAATAAACCGCCATTGCCTACTGCATTACCGCCAGCAGTGCCGCTATTCGATGCCCCGCCCGCTCCGCCTGGTTGCGATGCCACGCTACCGCCCGTGCCCCCGGTAGTGGCGGCGTTCGATGCAGTCACCACACCTCCCGAGGGCGCCCCGCCAATTAGCATAGCGGCAACGCCATTATTTCCGCCAGTTGTGGCGCAACCCGAACCGCCGACGTTATTACCTGTCCAGGTATTAGATGTGGGCGTTGTTGTGGTGCTACCGCCTGAAGAACCTAGCGTAGTTTGTGCCGATCCTGCGGTTGATCCGACGCCATTATTGCCGGCGACCGTCCAGCCTCCGGATGCTCCGCCGCCGGATGCGATAGTGCTACCGCCGCCGCCGCCGCCGCCGCCATATGCGGTTGCCACGCCACCAAAACTTGAATTTGCCCCCTGCGATCCGTTCGCGCCAGCGCCAGATACCGCGCCGCTGCCGCCCGCCCCGCCACCTCC